AAAAGATGCCAGGGTCGCTGTCCTGTGCGTTATGGCGGGCGTAGTAACTGCGGCGGCGGGCCTTCTCGGCCTCAGTCTTTGGTGCCGCCCCCGCTCCCTCGACGCCCTGCTGCCCGAAGCGGATGAGTTTCTCCTCGCCGCCGCTGCACGCTTTGACTACGTGCGACTTTGTGTCGTGCGATGGCGTTTTCTGCGGCTGGTTGCACTCAAGTTCGGCCTTGAGCGAGCGAATCCTATCGGACATGACACGCTCCATCCTTGCAGGGTGCTGGCAGCGTGGTCTTCGGGCGGTTCTTAGCGCACGGGCAGGTCGCTGGACATGGGCATGGGAAGCGATGCAGTCGGTCGCCCGACCACACCATCCCCGTCCCCCCGCATTCCCCGCAGCACTTCGTCGGCTGCGGCTGCGGCTTGGGTTCGCTGCCCGGCTGGGCGAACGCGAGCCACACGGCGACAGTAGCGACTGAGATCTTCATCCCAAGACCTCCTTCGCGCCCCAGTCCTTGAGTTGCCGCTTAGGAAACCCCTCCACATTCGAGACAGCATAGGTTCCGCCGTAGTCAATCATCCGTTGGGCCACGCTCTGGCTGATCCAGAACGACCCCTCCGGCTGGTCATGCACCTTTGTCCCTGACACCCACGTATAGCCCCAGCTATTTTGTACGCAAAACCGGCAGTCGCCTTTGCGGGTGTCATCCGCCGCCGTCCACTGCATCGCGTGGTGCCAAGTCCCCTTCGGGAAGCACATGCCCTCAGCGTTGCGGGTGGAGTTGAAGCCAACAGACGAACAACACACGAGGCCGAACCCGTTGGCGATGCAGTCGCGGGCCTGCTGCCATGTGGTCACGAGGCTAATCGTGCCGATCCTGTGCTTGGCTGCCTGCGCCGTGACGTTCGCCGGCACTCCCCTGCTGCCCCACCGAATGCCGATGTCGGCGTCGTACTTAGTGAAGTCCAGGCGCAGCTCCGGGTACGGCTTTCGCAGCATGAGGCCGCCGGTCTTGTGCGCCCAGCCGACGATCTCGGAGCAGCTCGCCCCCTGACCGCCGTGTCCGCGAGCGCCGTACAGCGGCTCGGTAGCGGTGCGGTCGATCCAGTCCTCAGTGGTCTTGAGATCCGGGTCGTTGGCTCGGGCTGTGTCGGCCGCCCCCCGAACTGCATGGGACACGCAGTCGCCTGTGGTCTGAACTTCGTCGTAGGGCCTCCGGCCGGTCGCCTCCTCGAACGCCACCACCGCACGGAACGGCCGGCACAACTTCCCCTCGCCGGAGCCTGCGAGCGTGTTTCCGAACAGGGGCATCGGCAGCCCGGCGAGCAGCCGGTCGGTGGCAGCGGGGTCGCAGTACGAGCCGACGAGGCCGTGCTCGTAGGCTTCGATCATCTCATTGATGGAGCCGAACGACTCGCTCACGGCGGCACCTACTTGATGTCAGAGAACGCCTTTGCCGCCGCCTTCCGGACGTCCGCAGTCAGCGGAATATCCAGGCGACCGATGGCCACAAGCAGGTACTCGTCCAACCGCTGCCCTAGCCCCTCGTACTTGCCGACCATTGCCGTATTGGCAAACGCCGTCTCGAGCGCCTGCCGGTGTCGGTTCCTCAGGTCGAACGTAGTCTTGCACAGCGGCGACTGGGCCAGCCCGTCGCGCACCACGATGTCGGCCATCGCTGCGTAGAAGTCCCGCAAGAGCCGCGCGTCCGACGAACTGACCCCAGCCAGGACGGCCGACGGAATGACAAGCGGAACATCGACAGGTCTAGTGACGGCCTGAAGCCAGCCGAGTCCGCCGGCTGCGGCAGCGACAGCAAGGCTGACAGCGATGACAGCTGATCGGACGCCGGCCATCACTTCCCCCTCTTGGTCACTTCATGCTGGCTTACGAGGGAGGAAATCAGGGCGCGCGCAGCGGATGCCACCTGTGCCTCTCCGGCCTCATCAGCAACGGCCGCCAGCGAGAACAGTCGATTGACCCAGCCGGCCCGGACGGACGCCGAGATGCCGGCAGCGCGAGGCCTTGGGATGTACGGCCACGCCGCTGCCAGGGCAGCGGCGGCCGCAGCTGCGGCAGCCACGATGTACGGCGTCACGTGTCGATCTCCATTTGCGACAGGCCCCTGCCCAGATTGACCAGATACGCGAACAGCGCCTCGCCCTCCGGAGTCTTCAGCACCGACTCGATCAGCTCAACCATCTCGTCGTCGACCGGCGTTTCGGTCTTATCCGACACCCACCGCAGAGCGGCAGAAATCCTCAAAGCTCGATCCAAGGGGGTTTTGGCTGCGGTAATCTCGGAGGCGAACCCAATCAGGGGAGCCCATTCGACAAGGATGCGCAGCTTTTCGTTTAGGGTGGGCATCTTCGTTCCTGCACTCTATGAGGATTCGGGCTACTACCTGATTTATGTCCGGCGACGGAGTGCAGGCGGCCAGGATCCGCTCCCGGACGAGGGGTTTTCTTAGGCCCAAATACAGGCACACCTCGTCCAGGGGCAGCTCGCAGCCCTCATCCGAGAAAACCCACCTCCAGGCCACAGCGGCGTTCAGGAGGCGCCTGCGTAGCGTGCGGGGGCTCTTGGTCCTTGCCCGTCCGCCGGCCTGCTCGGCCAGCCAGACGCACAGGTCCACCGTGTGGGCCATGATTCCGACCATAAAGTCCCGCCAGTGCGGCTCAATGTCGCAGCCGCACAGCCCTAACTCTTCCCGTCCTTGGGAGTTGTCTTGCATTGAACTGGAGCCTCGCAGAATCCCGTCCGAAGCGAGCCCTCATTCAGGCTCGGCCATACTTCGAGCGAGTGGATTGCACCCATCAGGTTCCAGGCGGCATGACCAAGATGGTCCTCGCACCGGTCTCCCGACAGAAAAAGGAAGATGTGCCGAAGGGCGTGGTTAATCATGTCGTTGGCCGGCATGCCCTTTTCCCAGTTGTAGTCGCCATACCGGGCCGCACCCTCCGCGCACGCAGCAGCAACCGCCGCCAGCCCGATCGGAGAGATGAGGTCGTACCTCGTCCCCTCCGCGTCGCTCGAGCGCACGGCGCCAGACTGATACCGAACAGAATCGCCATTGAAATCCTTCATCGCATTACCTCCAGGAAACGACGTTCGAAACTAGACTTCGCATCACTCCACGCACCGGGACTTACCGGCATCACGACTGGCTCTGCGCTGATGCCCCAGTCGTGATCGACAGACAGAAGCACCCTCTTCTCAGCAAGCAGAGCCATGCTGTCCGCAGCCTTGACGGACTCGGGGATTGGCCACGACAGGCCGAAGTGCTTGCCTATCGTTCGCTGCACGTGATGCTCAAGCTCGACGTAATCTGGCAGCAGGGCCTTGAGCGGGCGAGCCACGTCGCCGAGATATGCCTCGCTGGCATCGTGCAGCAGCCCCCAAGCGGCATCCTCTGGACGGCACAGATGGCTAACCATGACGCTGTGCTGCGCCACAGAGTACGGCGCGGTCGTGTGCCCCGTGTATCTGTTGATAAGCGACAGCGCGTGGGCTATGTCCGGAAGGCGGACGTCGGCCTCAGTGAAGTTGGCTAGGTCTACGAGCTTGCCGGTGAATGTCTGCATTGTGGTGTCGTTCATCGCTCTTCTCCTGCGAGGCTTTCGAGGTCAAGCAGACGAGACTTCGGCACAAAGTAGGCCGCCCCGTAGTTGCCGTAGTCCTGCCGGTACTCGTCCTTCTTGGCGTCCTTGGCCCGCATCCAGCCGTGCACAACGAACTCGTGCGGGCCTCCGGTCACAAGTACGAACAGGTCGCTGTCCTTGTCTTCGTCGCGGACGATCAAGTCGTAGTGATGCTTGGATCGCGTCCGTATCTGGATGACCTCGCCAACGTCCCCGCCGGACTTGAATGTGTTGACGCTCCCGTTCCAGTAGCGATTGGTCGCCTTTGCGAACGCACACTCACCCAGCGCACCAAGGATGTGGATGTCCCAGTCTTTCTCGTTGGTCGGTCGGGCGTTTTGCAGCCCCTTACGGAGCGCCTCCACGTTCCTGGCCACGCCGACCAGTGCAGCCCTGCTCACTTCGAACCACTCCAAGTTGACGTTCATGCGTCCTCCTTGAGCCGGTATCCCAGCGACCACAGGATCCTCGCCAAGTCGTCGCCCTGTTGCGTGACATGCTCCTCGCTCTGCGTCGGGTTGGCCGCATGAAGGAACTCATGTATCTCCGTGTTCAGTCTCGCCCGACCCTTGAGCCGCTCGTCGATCAGCACCTTCTCTCGCACGTTGGGGTTCTTCGGGTCTTTCATGTACGTCCATCCTTGCGCCTGACCGATCAGGCGCGTGTACCTCCACAGCCAGCGCACGCCGTTGATGAGAAACGAGTGGTTCTCGGGCATCACATAGCTCCCTGGACCTGCTGAACAAACCGCTTGATCTGCTCGAGCGGGAGAGTGACCATCCACTCGCCGCCGTTCTTTCTGTGCAGCACAACTGGGCACAGCTCTCCGCACTGCTCTCTGGACTTCTCCATGACGGCATCCAGGTTCAGCCCACGCTCAACCCTCTTAACCTCCAGCCATAGATGAGGCGTGCCGGGACTTATTAGGTCGCTGGCCGACTCGGTGCCGCTGTGCTGCTGGCTTCGCCGGCTGTGCGCGTTCGGCACCAGGCGGTTCCACTCAGCCGCAGCCTCGAGCTCTCCGCGCTTGCCCTTGTTTCTGCTGTTGATTGCCATGAGTGCTAGCTCCTGTGGGACTCCGTGCTTCCTTCTCCAACCGAATACGCGCGCCGGATAGCGTTGCGGGCCATAACCCAGATGAGCCTTGAGGCGGAGGCTAGCCAGGAACTCCGGGTCGTAGTTGGCGTCGTCGACTTCCCTCTTGGCCGTGAGGCACATCCCCTTCTTGAGGTCGTGCTTGCCGCCGAAGTGCAGCCCGTCGTGGCACCACCGGCAGAGGCGCAGCAGGTTCCGCCTGTCGTGGCTCCTGCCTGCGCCCTGCTGCATGTGGTGGATGTGCAGCTCGTCCGACCTGTTCCAGCACACGGCGCAGAACGGGTACTCCTTTGCGAACAGCGATAGTTCCGAGCTGCCATTACTCATCTCCTTGTTCCGACCAGTCGAGGATTTCCGAAAGGGCGTTTTCGAAATCGAGCATCTGCTGCTCGTCCTTGAATTCGATCTGCCACCTGAAGCAGCCCTCTCCCGTAACGACATTCCAGGTCCGCTCGCACTTACGAGGGCGGTAAGCAATGGCGTTCGCCACCCGCTTTGCCAGGGCCGCCGCGTCCGAGTTCTCCTTCAGGAGCGCGCTCAGAGCCTTAGAAATCACTCCGCTCATCGTCCACCTCCTCTCGCTCGAGTTTCTGCCTGCTCTTCAGCCAAACGGCGGCGGCTGACAGCCAGCCGGAAAGCGCCGCAACGTCCCTGTGATTCGTCAGCTGAACCGCCACGCTGACGTCGAAGATGACGCTCGTGACGGGCTTGCAGTTGGCTGTCCATGAATCGTCTTGCCCTATGCAGACAAGGTCCTTCGCTGATCCGGGAACGCATGCGATTACCATCTGCGCTCCGGCTTCATCGCTGACCCTTACCATTGAGACGTCATCTATTGGTGACACA